CGAGACAGTTGCTATGGCTTTCTCAATCACAGAAGAAGCTGTCGAAGACAACCTGTATGATCGTCTAGCATCTCGCTATACTCGTGCATTAGCACGTTCTATGGCACACACTAAGCAAGTAAAAGCTGCTTCTGTATTGAACAATGCGTTCACAGCAGGTGCCTTTGCTGGTGGTGATACTAAAGCACTTTGTGCTACAGACCACCCACTAACAAATGGCGGCTCCTTTGCTAACGAACCATCAACAAACGCAGACTTGAATGAAACATCTCTTGAAGATGCTTTAATTAATATTGCTGGATTTGTAGATGAGCGTGGCTTAGTAATTGCTCTTCGTGGTATGAAGCTTATCGTACCTCGCCAACTACAGTTTGTAGCGGAGCGTCTACTTGTCTCTAACCTACGTGTTGGAACAGCAGACAATGATGTAAACTCAATTAAGTCTATGGGCATGTTGCCTGAAGGTTATGTAGTTAATGACTACTTAACAGATTCAGATGCATTCTTTATTAAGACTGATGCACCAAATGGATTTAAGCATTTTGAGCGTATGTCTTTATCGACCAGCATGGATCCTGATTTCGACACAGGTAACATGAGATTTAAAGCTCGTGAGCGTTATAGCTTCGGGTTCTCAGATCCTCGTGCAGTTTTCGGTTCTACTGGCGCATAAAAATAAAACAAACATCTTCTGTAAGGGCGGCTTCACAGCCGCCTTTTTTTATTGTATAGTTAATAAACCCTTGACTGCAATTTTGCAGACAATAGCCAAGACAAGGAGAATTACATGGCTAATACTACTTTTAGCGGCCCAGTCCGTTCCGAAAATGGTTTCCAAATGGTTTCCAAAAATGCCACAACAGGTACAATTACTGTTACCAGTGGCAATAAAATGGTTAATGAAGCCATAGCTTCTGCGGGTATTGAAGGAACCGCAGCCGTTTATATTACTCAAGTTGAAAGACTTAAAAGTGATGTAACCACAAATGTTAATCTTGTAAAAACCACCATTATGATTGACCTTACTGGTCTTCGTTCTACTGCGGCTGGAGACATTATCGGTAAAGATGGCTCTGGTATTGCTTATATTGCTAGAGTTACGACTGCTGATCAAGGCGTGGTCTTTGGTGTCACAATGCAATGTCTTGAAACCCCTGCTGGTGGTGACCCAGACATTAATCTACACTCAGCCACTGAAGGAACAGGTGTTGAAGACACGCCAATTAGTAATTTAACTGAAACTTTAATTATTAACTCAGGTGATTTAACTGCGGGTAGTTTAGTTGCGGGTGGCGATATAGCTGCTGATCAGTATTTATATTTAACTGCTGGTGCAACAACTGATGCTGATTACACAGCGGGTCGTATACTACTAACTATCTTTGGTTATGATGTAGCAAGCTAATAGGAGACAATCATGGCTGCTTCTATTACAGCAAAAACAATTACAAGCACAGGTACTTTGTTAGGTGGCAGAACTAGATTAAAAGCCTTTTATGTAAAAACATCTGCTAGTGGTTCTCCCGCTTTAGTTCTAAAAAATGGTGTTGGCGGGGCTACCTTACTATCTATGGTATTTCATACTTCGGATGATAATCAAATAACTATACCTGACCATGGCATGATATTTGATGATGAGTGTCACGCTACGTTAACTAACATAGATTCATTAACAGGTTTCTTTGGCTAATGGCGACGAAGAAAAAGAAAACTGTTAGTCTTTCTGTGAAGCGGGGAGAAAAACTTCCCGCTTCAAAAGGCGCAGGTCTTACGGCTAAAGGCCGTTCTAAATACAACAGGGCTACTGGCTCTAACCTGAAGGCTCCACAGCCAGGAGGAGGCAAGCGTCGTACTTCTTACTGTGCAAGGTCAAAAGGCCAGATGAAAATGCATAATATTAATTGTAAGAAGACACCAAAAAAGCGTATTTGCGCTGCTCGTCGGAGATGGAAATGCTAAACGGGATTGTAATTACAGTAACAGGTGCCGTAGTAGCAAGCGTTGTCGGAATGCTTGCATGGATATCTACTTCTGTTGTTGATTTGAAGACAGATACGGCAGTAATTGCTGTTAAGGTAGATGAAAACCATAAAATGTTAACAACCCTTTGGGAAGATTATATAGATAGGAATTCAAGTGGCAATCTCGCGTGGCTCAATGAGACGGCAAATATCCAACCCGCCTCAGAAGAAAAAATTCGTTAAAAAGAAGAAAAAGAATGGCTAAAGATGCATGCTATAAAAAAGTTAAGGCAAGGTATAAAGTCTTCCCTTCAGCGTATGCTAGTGGTGCTATAGCCAAGTGCCGTAAGGTTGGTGCAGCAAATTGGGGCAACAGTGGAAAAGCAGATGGGGGCATCTACGATCAAAAACCAAAAAGAGCTTTTCGAGGAAAGGCAGTAAAGGGTACTGCCGTTGCTCGTGGTTGTGGTGGAGTAATGAAACACAGGAGGAAAAAAACTACAGGTTCTGTAACTCAGTCGTAAGGTGAGAAATGGTTGATCCAGTAACAGCTTGGGCGGGAGCTCAAGCCGCCTATAAGGGACTCCAATCTGGATTTGCCGCAGGTAAAGAATTGGTTGACATGGCATCTACTTTGGGGAAGTGGATGTCTTGTTTATCTGACATTGAGCAGGCTGAAAAAGAAGCTCGTAATCCTCCTATATTTAAAAAGTTATTTAAAGGAAAGTCTGTCGAGCAAGAGGCTCTAGAGACATTTGCTATTAAACGTAAGGCTGAAGAACAGCGTAAAGAATTAAAAAATTGGATATCCTGGACTTTGGGTCAATCTGCTTGGAACGAGCTAATCCAAATGGAAGTTAAAATTAGAAAAGAGCGCAAGGAGACTCTTTATAGGCAACGTGAAAGAAGAAAACATTTTGCAGAAATAGTTGTTGTTGGACTAGCTACTATAGTTGGTGCTATAATGATTATAGGAATAATCATACTAGTTTCTAAAGGTGCTCAGTAGGTGGCAAAAGAATGGCAGTACGACGAACAAAAAAAGGCTTGGCTCTTAAAAGATGGTTCAAAGAAGATTGGAAAGATGTACGCACGGGGAAAGCATGTGGGCGTAGCGAAGGAGAAAAACGGGGTACTCCATATTGTCGCCCCTCCAAACGGGTTAGTAAAAAGACTCCCAAGACCAGAGGAGAGATGACTGCGGCAGAAAAACGTAGTAGAATATCTCAGAAGAAAAGTCTTGGTCAACCTGCGGGAAAGCCAAGAAGAGTGCAATCATTAAAGAGGAAAAAGAAATGAAAGATATCCCAGCAGATAATAAAGGTCTGTCCAAACTTCCTACTCCAGTTCGCAATAAAATGGGCTATAAGAAAAAAGGTGGGACAGTAAAAGCTAAAGATGGTAAGTTCATGTGTTCCCCGCGCAAGGAAATGGCAGGGGCTAACGGCATATAACTAGATGCTTATAGATGAAGCCCTTGAAAAATGGATTGTAGAAGAGCTTAGTGTTTCTGATCCAGAACTAAATAACATATGGCCTTGTCCGTATGCAAAAAAAGCATGGTTTAAAAACAAGGTTAAGGTAGTAGAAACATCAGATGATTTTTGGGGCATTACAAATCAAGAAATAGATAATTTTAATGATGACTATGAAGTTGTTATTGTAGCCCAAGAAAACTCTTTTTGTGAATACAATGAACTAGAAAATAGCTGTATGGCGTTGAATAGATGGTTTGCACAAAAAGAAATGAATATCTGGTTGCTGTCTTTTAAAACAGACATTACAATGGTCTTCATACAAAGGCTGTCAAAGCTTGATGATGCAAGTAAACAGCTACTAAAACAAGGTTATTATAATAGTTACAACACACAGGATTTTAACAACTTAATACTTGATCGTTCAAAAAGGAGAACTTACGATGCCAGGAATGATGCGTGGAAAAAACAAGCCAATGAGAATGATGCGTGGTGGAGCTAAAAAAATGATGCGCGGTGGCAGTGCTATGACAAAACCTGTTATGGCTGCCAAAGGCAAAGCAATGAGAAGTAAGAAGAAAAAATAGATGGCTACTTCAGGCTCAAGAGACTTTGATCTCGACACAGCAGAAATAATAGAAGAAGCATACGAGCGTTGTGGGTTAGAAGTTCGTACAGGATACGATGCGAGAACAGCCCGACGCTCTATGAATCTAATGTTTGCTGATTGGGCAAATCGTGGCTTAAACTTATGGACTGTAAAACAAGCCACTCAAGCATTAACCGCTGGAACCGCTACATATAGCTTTGATTCAAGCTACACTGACTTACTAGAAGTTGTTCTTCGAAGAGGTGGTGTAGATTACGAATTAGATAGAATGTCTCGTAGTGAGTATTTAACTCTTCCAAATAAATCCACTACTGGAAGACCTAGCCAGTATTATTATAATCGTCAGATAGTTCCAGAGATAAGTCTTTGGTCAACTCCAGATAGTTCTACAGACGTATTAGTTTATTACTATGTTCAAAGAATCCAGGATGTGGATGCATTAGTAAATACAACAGATGCACCGTTTAGATTTTTACCTTGCATGGTAGCTGGGCTTGCATATTATATTGCTATGAAAAGAGCTCCTGATAGAATTCAGTTGTTAAAAGCTGTTTATGAAGAGGAGTTTCAACGAGCAGCAGACGAGGACGAAGATAGAGTTTCACTAAAGCTACAACCTAGCATTCAATATCTTCGAGTAAATTAATGGCTAGATACGCATCAGGTAGTAAGGCATGGGGAATTTCAGATAGATCTGGGTTTAGGTACAGGCTATCTGAAATGGTTACTGAGTGG